TCTTCTAAATCTTTCTCAGCAATATCTGCGTCTAGTGCAGTAGTAAGTGCTGTCTTCACTGCTGTTACAGCAGCATCCAATTTCCCATGTAATCCACAAGTCATTTACTTTCTCCGTAGTGTTTGTAAGTGGTCGATGATGTCCTCTCGGATCCACATCAGTTCATTATAGCACTTTTGATTGTGAGCACAAGTGCGTAGTGCGTTATCAGGTTTATGGACAGACTCAATAAAGATATCAAGTGCTCGATTCCATGTTTCATCCTGAGATTCTTTAGGGATTGCCCCTTGATCTTGCATAGCTAATCGATACTGTTGTAATAGGTATTGATAGTAGGTTTCCTCAGACATAAGTAAACCAACCTGTAATGATCTTCTTCTCAGAAGTATTGCTGACTCTTCCACGATGGAAATGAGTCCATTCAGCAGGCCATATGACAGTATAACCTTTTTTTGCTGGTACGTAAAGGTCTTGGTGATACCATTCAGTACCACCATCAGGCACATCGTTAAGATATGTCATAAAGACTAGGTGTCTAAAGGCAGTACCAGGTAGAGCATTTAATCTCTCGGTATGCCACTCCTTAAACCCACCACCAACAGGGTAGCACTGGAAACTTAAAGGTTCAACTATTGTAAACCTAGATGTATTACAGAAAGGAAAAACCTTTACATAATCATCCAAGACACCCTGTAATGATCTCAAATAATTCTGGACATGAGGCATTGCTATCTGATGAGGTACCATCATGTCCATAGACTCTTTAAACTCTGGATCTGTTGTTGGTTCACCCTCACGATACACTTGTCCTGGTTGGACATGTAAAAATCTTTGATTGTCCCAAAACTCTAAGAGGTCATCACATATCTCATCCTTAATGTGTCTACCCCATACGAAATCTGTCCGCTTTTCACAGACATTATCCTTATATATTACTATCTCTTCTGGTATACTCATACTGCATTAAAACTAATAACTATTCGCTCGTGTATTGTATTGTACTCATCATCCTTACCATGACGTAACCAACTTGGAAACAATAGTAAGGTACCATTCTCAACAGGTAACCATTGATGCTCCATATTATATGGAGAAACATTTTCCTTAGCAGAATAATATATGTATGGGTTAGGGTTATGAAAATATAACTTGGATCCATGCTCTACATTTATATAGAGAGCACCTGAGACTAAAGAATTTGGATGACAGTGCTCCTTAAGTATGCTGCCTTGATTCTGAATGTTAGACCAGACATAAGTTATCTTACTAGGAAAGTTACCTACTTTTATATTATACTCATCTAATATCTTCTGTAAACGTAGTCTTATATCATCACTAAGGATAGGGTGGGTCTCATGGGGATTGTGACTACTAAAACCGTCACCTTCAATAGACTGATGATGATTATGTTTTAAACTTCTAACCTTCTTCTCTAAGTATAACCTTTCTAAGTCTGTAATAACATTAGGTATAGTCTCTACAGGTGTAGGAAATAGTGCAAGGGTTGTCATGCTGGTACTCTAATAATTGGATCACCATTCCACATCTCATACTTAACTTTATCTACATGTCCTCTGAGATTATAAGACACAATAGTTCTTCTCTTGTCTGATTTATTAGGTGCTGCCTCATGCATTATAGTTGAAGGAAAGATTACCATATCTCCTTCTTGTGCAGGTGGATGGAAGACCTCTAGGTTACCATTCCAAGGGTTTCTAAATGGTGAATAGAATGTTGTTGCTTGATGCACCTCTGGATCAAACTCAACATATATTACTGACGACCATCCACTGTGTCCATGCACATGCACCTGATGTTGTACCCCTTTATAATATTTCTGGTACCACATGTCACTAAACTCTACCCTTCTCTGATCTGTAAACTCTGCAAGGTATGGTTTAATTATACTGATAATAGTCTCTGCATAGTCAGGTAAATCTTTAGAGTTTACACCTGAATTGGTAAAGAAGTCTGTAAACAAACCATTGTCCTGTGGATCAGCATGCTCTGGTGTCTCAGGTGGCAGTGCATCTAATATTTTCTTTTTATTCTCTGCCCAATTCGCTATAGGATAGTGAATGATAGGGACAGCAAACATAGTATGGACAGTCATTTGAAATTCTTTATAAACCACTCAGCATCTACGACAGCAAGAGCCTTCTTCCTATTCTTCTTCATGAATAAGATAGGCTCATGGTCTCCAGAGTTAGCACATGCCTGATCATATGCATCATACACGTTTAACTTCTCTTGATTCTTACATTCTATACTAAAAGGAAACTTTTGTCTAGCATCACGAGCCATAATCAAGTCTTCGCCACTCGCTCCCATGCTCCGTGATTCTATGTCCTCTGGATGAATGTTCCTCTGCTCTATCAGTTGGTCTCGCACCCACTGTTGAAAGAGTCTTCCCTTCGCCTTCGCTGATTGGGGTCTCATAATTATCTATTACTATAGGTACGATTGCATACTCCATCAATTGAATGCGTCTAGTCAGTGTCTCGACTGTATCGTCAGGGAGTATAGGTACCTCTGCCTGTTTTATAATCTCTCCACCATCTAATTCTTCATTCACATAGTGTACTGTGCAACCTGTTACTTTGTCATTACTATCTAGGGCTTGTTCAACTGCGTGTAATCCCTTATACTTTGGTAGTAGTGATGGATGTACATTAATAATGGGGCAGTGAAAATCTAAAGGTCTCTTTAGTATTCTCATATACCCCGCTAGGACAATCAGATCTACATTCCATGCTCGGAACATCTCGATCATCTCTTGCTCTTTGTCGTGCTTAATTCTTACGTGAGGAATCCCCCACTTCTCTGCCTTACGTGCTGCTCCGCACTCTTTCTTATCATGTATCATAAGCACAACCTCGTGCTTATTACATGTCATTACTATGTTTTCAAAGTTGGTGCCCTTACCAGAGCACATAACACCGATGCGTTTACGCTTCGTCGTCGTCATCATAGTCTTCCATCACAGATAATTTTTGCTCAAGGATTGCAATCTTCTTTTTCAATTGCTCATTCTCTTCTTCAAGAGTGTCAATATGTTCTTGATAAACAATAATCATGTCTTCGAGTCGTATACAACGTTGCTCTAACTCCCAGTCCATGTTAGGAGTCCTGTAGGTAGACCTAAGTACTTAGGCATTTAATCTTTTCTTCCACTATGACCATGAGCTATTCCTAACTCATGCATCTTTGCATGTTCTGCGATAGGATCTCTAACATCCTTGGAACCTGGTCCAAATGTAAACCATACACCAACTCCAACGAAGGTGAGTAGTATACCTACTATTATGATAACTAAAATCATTTCTCTAAAGGGTAGTCTGGTTCGGGGTCATCGATTGAATGCTTAAAGTGCTCTACATCAAAGTATGATATACCAGGTGGTGTAGGATTGTCAACTGCTTGTGACAGTTCCTTCTGGTATTGTCTTTCATCCAACACTTCATTGATAAGGATCTTCATTTCCTTAACATACTCAGGGGTAAACAACCTACGAGGTGTGATGATTGCCTTAGGTAATTCCCTTTGCTGTT